TCCGTGAGTTTCCGCCGTTTTCCTTCAAAGTCCGGATAGCGACTCTGACTCGAAAAGTAGTGACAACACTCCTGAAACAAAGGCTCACCATACTTGCTGTATCCTCCGGCCATGAAGAACACACAATCGTAATTTGTCCGTTCCAAAAGTTCTTCTTTCACCAACTCGACAATCTCAGGCATGACATAACAGCGGTCAATTCTGCTGTTCCACATCACACTGAATTGATTGGGCTGATAAACAACATCGTACACAGTATTCGGGAAAGATGGATGATCGATACGGTTAAGGATTGTGTCGATAACCAATCGTTTTCCCAATTCTGTTTCTCCTTCAGCTTCACCCATGGTTACGAGTGCTATGAGGTCGATTTCCTCTTGTGTAAGAGGATAGTCAGGCTCTTTCTTCACCTCTGGTTCCAAATCAGGAGACTCCATCAGAAGATCCGCCATTATCACCGGCTCTGCCTCTGCAAGAACCGGATAGGATTGCCTAATCTCCGATGTTTCTTTATCTGTAGAGCGAACAACGCCGCATACCGCAAAACCGATGAAAAATATCATGCAGAGAACGGTAGCTATCGCTCGTGGTTTGATGTGCATTGCTAAAACTCCTTTACAATAAAATATCACCCCCAGTCCAAGTCTGAAGGTGATTGATTACATCTTTTCCCAGATGTTGCCCTCAACATTGAAGTCGAGCAGAAGTGCCGGCTCATGACGACCGTCTTCGGTCTCGCGCTCTACCTCAACGATGCGGAAATTAACATAGCCATCCGGGCCATCCTTTGTCCAGCCGACAATCTGACCAGCAGGAGTACGAGGAAGATCAAGATCGTCCAGAACCTCATTCAGGAAGAGGTGACCACGGGTCTGAAGTTTGTCATTTGCAAATGCCTGCTGTGCCTTGAGGAACATACGGTTATAATCGGGGTTGGTTTCATAGTTGCGGCTCTTGCTGTCGAAATATACAGCATAGTCGCTCTGGAGATTAGGATCAGCGACCATCACGGTCTTCTTAACCTTCTTCTCCTTGCCGGTCTCAGGGTCAACTTCGATTTCCTCGAATTTCTTCGCCTTGATGCCATACTTCAGTTCGGTATCGACCTGCTCTCCGAAGCGCTCGATGACACGACCGCGATATTCCTTGAAGCTCTTATCAATAGCGGCATAGGCAGCGCCAAGAGCTACATTGCGCTTGCGAAGAATATTGTTGGATGCCAGAATGCTGGTGATGGACAGAGTGCCGAGAATAATAGCAGGAGCATAAAGCTTTGCGAGCTTCATTCCGGTCTGGGCATAGACAACAACCGTGTCCTTCTTGCCGTCCTCAGTCGTATACTCCTGACCGTTGATTGCACCGGTTTCCATACCTTCATGAATGGTGTCGAGAGTACCCTTAGTTTCATCGAGAATCTCTGCTACCTTAGTGGTAGCCTTGCAAGCGAGAACGGCACTTACGACCGTACCGGCAATACCAGCCACAACGAGAATCTCGGGGCTGTGTTTCTTGAGCTTCATAACGGTCTTGGAAGCCACACCGTTCACGCTCTTCATGATTTCAGTCTTATTTTTCATGGTTTGTTATTCTCCTTTTCAGTTTTTAGAGTTGATTTCAGCACCACAGGCAGCGTATCCAGCCAAATCGACATAGCTGTCGTTCGTAGCCGTTCCTGTCCTGATTCGTGCGATCTTAAGAAGCGCCATCATCATGGCAACATCATTTGCGGTAAATTCGACGCCTTTATAGACGCTCCAGAAGCCTGCAATAGCAGTGAAGTTATCTTCCGGAGAGCCGTATTCGTTCTCTCTCTGCCCACATACGCAAGCCTTTGCTTTATCGAGAGTCTCAGATCTGGTCATCATCTGCATCCTCCTCATCTGTAGAAATAAACGGAATATAGTCACGCTTACGCTCCTTAGCAATTACCTGACAGCCGCACATCGGGCAATCAAATGTGTCATATAAACTTTCTTCGGCAGTAGAGCCAAAGGCAACTGCCAAACCAGTCTTTCCGTTATCACGAGCAATATAATGTCTCTCGATAATGGCATTGAATTTAGTGCCACAAATTTTGCATTCAAGCATTATTTTTCTCCTTTCAATTCAGCGGGATAGCACGAGGCAGTTTCAGAATATAACCATCTCGAACTCGTACCGCAGTTGCACCGCCAATGTTTGTCCAACCGTAGCGGTTCATAGTGAAATTATCATTGGGAACACGAGCGAGATCATAGAAATCGGACACGCTCACCGTTCCGTACTGACTGATAATATCGTTCATTGCATCGAGAACCGCTTCTGCATCTCCACGAGTATCGAAGAGAATATCATCATAGTCAGGTGTATTGCGTCTATTGCCGACGGAACCTGCACGCACTCTGTCTGTGCCTTGATCGTAGTAGTTCCGATAAGACACCTTAGATGCCGTTCCGTTTTTCTTGCTGCGACCTGCCTCGCCGTACAGAATCATGTCAATACCGGTAGTGACAATGTCAGAAATCGCTTTCTTGACAGCAGGCACAATGACCTCCATCAAAATATAAGATTTGACATTGTTTGCATCTTCTGCAATAAAGACATCTGCGAATTTTTGCATCTCGCCTTTTTTTCGAGTTTTTGCAGCCCCGGTAATAACCGCCTCGACTTTCTTTTCTGACTGTTGCTCCTGACGAGCCTTATCAGAATTAGATTTGTAATCTTCCACTGGGTGATCTCCTTTCTTATGCCGGAATCAGCTTACCGGGCAGAGTAATTTTTGTGTTCGGCATCAAGCCGTTTTCTTTTTTATATCGATAGGCGAGATTGCTCTTCGCTTTCGCTTCCGTCGGAGCAACAGTAGTTGCCTTCCAGCGATGTTGAACGCAATCATCGAATCGCATAACAGGACCGTCATATTGATACTGCTGCATATTTTTTCCTCCTTTCGAGAGATAAAGAAAAAGGGAAAGCACCTTGTTACAGGTACTCTCCCTTATCCGAACTTCTCAAATTCGCATTTTCAGTTGTCTTCAGTGACAACATCGGATTCTTCCAAGATAACCGTCTTCTCCTCAGCAGCCACCTTCTTCTGCTCGATCTGGGCTTTGATGTTTGCGATTACCGGCTTTGCTACATACTTGTAGACAACCACGCCTACAACTACGCTCAAGCCGATACCCGCAGCAATCTTTACGCCCTTGCTCAAGCCAGCGTTCTCGATAACCTCTTCGGTAGCTTCAACGACCTCGTTGTTCATAATCTCATTGTTGTTCATTGTGAAATCTCCTTTCAAATGTGTGAAATTGTGGAATGTTCTTCCATTAAATAAGTTGTAAATTTCGCGCGGTAGCTTACTGGTAGTCATAAACCGGAGCAACCTGATAATCAATCACCAGGCAGGGGGTACCGTTTGCATCCAGCTGCGATGAGAATGCAAGGTCAATGTAACCCTTATCGATGTTCCATCCGAGCATATCGCCCATCTTAGTTCCATCCAAACCGAGTTCGTAGTAGAAATCGTTCAGCGTGACATGCATTTCGTCACGCATCTGACGATTCAGTTCATTCATGACCCGGGTGATTTTGTCTCTGTCAGACTTGAAATATCGTCCGGACAAGACATCATAGCAGATCGTGTTGCCGCCGCTTTCAGTGAGAATCACTTCTCGAACAGGGTTCTTAACCATCTTGTCTTTCGACACAGAGTCTCGAATGGACTGTTCCTTTTTCTCACCAATTGTCTCAACGACTTTTTCCTGATATTCCCTCAGAGTAGACTCCGAGAGGGTATACGCCGTTGCCAGAGCAGCATTCCGACGAAGATTAGTCGAGCTTGCTCCAATCAGGCAGAAGACAGAGATGGCGCCTACAACGGCTGCCGGAATATAACAAGGCCAAGCCGTCTTGATGATATCCTTCGGCTCAAGTCTGTCCGTATCCAGCTCATCTTTTTTCTCTTCAAGCAGAATCAGAGCTTTTGGTGTTGCTTTTACCGCCATAACAGTGGTGGTAATCATGCCGGCAATTCCAATACCGGTGAGAATTTCAGGACTATGTTTTTTCATTGCCGTCCGTACACTCTTGGCAATGCTTGCTAAACTTTGTTTAGGCATGATTTTCTCCTTTCATCTGAAAACATTGCACAATGCGAGGCACATCAATCACATAATTAGGACCAATTCGCACTACACTCATGTTCAAGACTGCATCTTTAGTCCATCCATAATTTCTTAACTCGTATGAGTCTTTGTCCTCTAAACCACAAAGTTCATAATAGTCATTTACGCTGACCGCCCCATATTGAGTGGAAAGTTCGAGCATTTGGCTATAAACCTTCTCCGCATCAACACGAGTGGCAAAAATCGCAATATCATAGATACGGCGTACAGGTGGTCTGCGCTCTGTCGTCGAATTAACTGCCAGTCCGTATTTCTGTTCGAGCAGATACGCTTGGCATAGAATGTCGAGTTCCTCTTCTGTTGCTCCTTTTGCTGCCGCCTGTACAATGTAAGATCTCATAACCTTAGAACTCTGCTTCTGTTGACGGTAGTTTTGGTATGAACCTTTCATGTTTCTTTTCTCCTTTCGGTTAAACAAATAATAGACTTAATTCTTCAGCTGTTTCGACCGCATTCTGAAATATAAAGCTACGCTGCTCATCCTCGCCGTAACAAGCATACATAGCCATCTCGAACATGAAGTTTTCGATGATGGTGATTGGATCGTCGAAAAGCTTGTCCATGATTCGATCACAGATTTCATATGCAGCCCATTGCTGATATGACCTTTTTCTGAATTCATACTTTGGCCATGTGAAGGATGGGCTGAACAGATGCTCATCAACATATCGTTGAATAATCGAAACAGCCGTGCTTGCATCACACATATCGTTCGGATAAAGAGGAAGAGCCCTTGTTAGGACTCCTCGTCTTCTTCATCGCTAAGTGCGGCAAGCTTCTCATTGATGCGTTCATCAATTTTTTCTTCCATCTTCTTCTCGTTCACCCAGTCAGTGAGGAGCGTAGCCCCCATACCTACTGCGGTAGCGACAAGACCCAGGATTTTAACTAATTTTGCATTATTCATAAAGCGAAACCTCCTTTTCGTTTTCATAAAGTGAAATGTATTTTTTGCGAACTTACAGATCTTCCATCCATTCGGCTGTTGGCTCGAAAACCATGTCAATGACATATATCTCCATGCCGTCGTCCAAAGTGAGTCGATGATGATTGAAGTCGATCCAGTAAATATCACCATTACAGCTTGACCATCCTACGGCGTCTCCGAGTTCTGTCTTTTCAAGCCCAAGAAACTCATAAAAATCATTAAGTGAGATTACTCCTGCAAACATGAAATTGCGGTTTAGATGGTACTCAGCCTGAATGACCTTCTCGATAGTTGACTCAAAATATCTTTGCGAAAAACTATCGTAGAAAGTGCGGGAGACTTCGGGTTCCATACCTTCGCCAAAATCGAGGGAAGAATCATACCAACCTCCATTAGCAGAGATACTGATGTCCTTGCATTTTTCTTTGATGATGGAATCCATGATGGCATTATGAGCTTCCTCACCATAGAGCTCTTTCAACTTGTCCTTATACTCCTTATAGGAATTTTGGACGAGCGCATACGCACTTGTTAGTGCTGCCTGTTGGCGTCGATTTAGTGCATTGGCACCCATAATACAAGCGATAGTAGAAGCTCCAAATGCTACTGCCGGAATATAACATTTCCATGCGGCGATAAACGCCTCTTTCTTGGTGTACGCATATGGATCGCCATCATGCTTTTTGCGACTGTCTGCATAAACTAACGCTACTGCTCGTGGGGTCGCTTTGGCTGCTGCAATTGCCGTGACTACCACACCGGCTGATGCTACACAAGACAACGCAACAGGCGAGTATTTCCTGATACAAAGCCCTGACTTATGCAGCAACTTTTGAATTGCTTGGTTTTTACTCATGTGTTTTCTCCTTTCATGTTTTTGTTATTCCATAGCCCTTAGTAGGTCTAAAATGTTCGCTGCCATTTCACTGGCAGACCGAAACATAAGACTTGTGTTTGGATTTACCCTTGCATACTTGGCGGTCTTCATCATAAATTCATGCGTGAGCTTACAGAATTCATCAATAGACCCTTCTCTTCGGGGGTAAATCTGTTCGGCGATAAAATCTCTGAGCTCGTCGACAGCCCATTGTGAGTAACTCGCTTTTTTATAATCTTCAGTCCATTTACCAAACAAAGGCGGCAGCCAAGCGTCCATGCGGTACATGTCATACAAGATTAAATCAAGCTGATCGATGCTCATGTCTTTTCTCCTTTCATGCGAAAATAAAAAGCAAGAGAGACTGTATCGGATTCGAACCGACGACTTCCACGGAAGTGTGGCGCTCTACCAACTGAGCTAACCCGTCTCTCATAATAAGACTTGTAAATTTCGCGCGGCAAAAGAAAAGAGCCGTTGTTAGCAGCTCCTTTCAGATTTTACAAACCAATACTTTTCAGG